GAGGTAGATGAAGAAAGTGTTGAAGATAAACCCGATAGCGAAGAGCCTGAAGCTGAACCAGTACAGGCAGAGAGTGATCCCAAACAAGAAGAAAAACCAGAAGCCAAAGCACAAGAAGATGATGAGCTAAGTGCTGAAGAAAAAAACTTTAAGAAACGTTATGGTGATCTACGCAGACATCAACAAAAGAAAGAAGAAGAGTTTGCCGCTAAGATAGAAGCGTTAGAAGCACAGTTATCTAAAGCAGCTAAAAAAGAGCTTGTTCTCCCTAAGTCAGATGAAGAATTAGAGGCATGGACAAAAGAGTATCCTGATGTAGCATCTATTATAGAAACTATAGCTGATAAAAAATCTAAGTCTGCCGCTCAAGATCTTGAAAAACGTATGGCTGAACTAGAAGAGTTACGACTTACAGCTAAACGTGAAAAGGCTGAAGCTGAGTTAGCAGGTATGCATCCTGACTTTGTAAAGATACGTGAAGACGATAAGTTTCATAACTGGGCTAAAGAACAGCCTAAGTGGGTACAAGATGCTTTATATGAAAACATGGATGATGCAAAATCTGTAGCACGTGTTATTGATTTATATAAAGTTGATACAGGTATTAATACTAAGGTCAAGAAAGATAACACAGCAGAAAAAGCTGCAGCGTCTTCAGTAAAGACTAAAGGAGCTAAACCAGAAGCAGACGATAGTAAAAAGATGATTCGTGAATCTGAAGTAGCAAATATGTCTATAAGAGAATACGAGAAGCGCCAGGAAGAAATTATGGAAGCCCAGCGCTCTGGAAATTTTATTTATGATATGACTAGAAAGTAGTTGACAATCTATGTATCATGAATAAAACTATAGCATATACACAGCATTAGTGTGTATGTTTAATAACACTAGCCACACTAAAGAACTACCTCCTAGTACAGGCCCAACGCAGACAGGCAGCGCAGCCTAGAAGCAAAGTTGACTACCCTAATACAAAGAGCCTCTTCATGGTGGATATGTAGTGTCAATTTTCACGCCATATCTATAAGGAGAATTAATTATGGCTATAGCACTCGCCTCTGGCAAGAGTGGATTTGACGGTAATTTTAGCCCGATTATCTATTCCAAACAGGCACAGATTGCTTTAAGAAAAGCAGCAGTTGCCAACGCAATCACAAACAACTCCTACTTTGGAGAGATTGCAAATCAAGGGGATGTTGTACGCATCCAGAAAGAGCCTGATGTAACAGTCAACGCTCTTGAGCGTAAAACAGCCATCTCTGTCCAAGACCTAGATGACAGTGACTTCCAGTTAACCATTGACAAAGCTAACTACTTTGCTTTTAAAATGGATGACATTGAAGATCAATTTGCATCTGTTGATTTCGTAAGTCTAGCTGCAGATAGAGCAGCATATAAAATGGCTGACGCAATGGATGTTGATTTACTTCAGTACATGACTGGACATGACTCAGCAGGTGATTTCATCACTACTGTATCAGGTACTGCACAGCACCCAACAGCAGGTAATCTAACTGGTGAATTTTTAACAGCTAACCACTTAGACGCCACAGATTTTGGGTCACTAGGTTCTGCAGACTCAGCATCTACAGCTTATGCTGCTGGGGATTCTATTCCTCTAGCAATCCGTTTACCAGGCGCTACTACGCTATCAACAGCTACTGTTTCACCATTAACAGTTGTAGCACGTATGGCAAGACAAATGGATGTAGCAAATGTTGACTCACGTGGACGTTACATTGTTGTAGATTCAATCTTCATGGAAATGCTAAAAGATGAAGACTCACGTCTTCTCAATGCAGACTTCGGTGGATCAGGTCTACAAAACGGACTAGTGATGAACAACTTACACGGCTTCAGAGTCCACGTATCTAACAACCTACCTTCTTCAGGTACAGGTGCAGGTACAACAGGCGCACTAGCACAAGACACAAACTACGGTGTGATCTTAGCTGGTCAAGAAGACGCAGTTGCTTCAGCAGAGCAAATCAACAAGGTCGAAAACTACAGAGATCCTGATTCATTTGCAGACATTGTACGTGGTATGCACCTATATGGACGTAAGATTCTACGCCCAGAAGCATTGGTCACAGCACGATACAACGTTGCTTAATTATAATATAAACTTAGAGGCTGGCTATATGCTGGCCTCTTTGTACGTTTAACTCAGTATAGGACATTCTCAAATGGCAATTACAACGGCAATGTGCAACAGCTTCAAGGAAGAGCTACTTGGGGGTGTGCATGATTTAGATACAGATAGTTTAAAGATAGCTCTTATCAAAGGTTCGCATTCAGGTACATATGGTGCAGCCACTACAAACTATTCTGATGTAACAGGTAATACTGATGAAGCTACAGGTGCTGGATATACAGCAGGTGGTCAGGTATTAGATTCCGCTACAATAACATTATCAGGAAGCACAGCATTTGTTGACTTTGCAGATGAAGTATTCTCTAATGCAACAGTTTCAGCAGATGGTGCTATTATATATAATTCATCACAATCTAACAAAGCAATAGCAGTATTTAACTTTGGTTCAACTGTTACTTCAACAAACGGTGACTTTACTATTGTGTTCCCAACAGCAGATGCAAGTAACGCAGTAATAAGAATAGCCTAAAGGTAAGATAAAATGGTAGTCCTAGCAGACAGAGTAAAAGTCTATACCTCAAGTACAGGTACAGGCACTATTACTTTAGGTAGTGCTTTTCCAGGATATCAAACATTTAATGCTGGTGGTGTTGTAAATGGTGATACTGTAAGATATGTAATAGAAGATCTAAACAATAATGCGTGGGAGATTGGCACTGGAGTGTACACACATTCGGGTACGACTCTTTCTCGTAATCTAAGTTCTAGTTCTACTGGCTCTTTACTAAATCTTAGTGGTAATAATACATTAGTATTTATAAGCCCTAGTTCATCAGACTTAATATTATCTTCAAATGCTTTTACAGTTAACGAATTTACAGCCACTGCAGGGCAAACTACCTTTGGTGTCAATTACTTAGTAGGCACTATTGAAGTATTTCTTAATGGTGTAAAACTTTTACAGGGAGATTATACTGCAACTAATGGTACAGATGTAGTACTAGATGATGGGGCTGCTGTAGGTGATAAAGTAGAAGTTGTTGAATATGGCATAGGTAATACTAATTTAAGTACTTTTGTTAACACCTTTACATTACCAGGCACTGATGGTAGTAGTGGACAAGCATTAACAACGAATGGTAGTGGTACTCTTAGTTTTAGTGATGTTGCTGGCGGCGGCGGTGGAGCTACTGGTGGTGGATCAGATCAAGTATTTCATGAGAATCAAACAACTGTTACAACTGATTATACACTATCAACAAATAAAAATGCCGTGTCGGTTGGGCCTATTACTATAAACAATGGTATAACAGTTACGGTTCCTACAAATGCTAGATGGGTAGTATTGTAATGACAGAGATTAAAGTAGATAACATAGTAAATGTAGCTGGAACAGGTAAGCCTAACTTTCCTGTAGCCCCTACACACTCTTCAGGATCTGCACTAAGTACAATAAATACATATCAGTATGATACAACTACCAGAGTAGTTACTGTGGTAAGTGATGGAGGCAATAAGTATGCCATAGATGGTGTAACTACTCCAACGATAACACTATTAAGAGGCGTAACGTATACGTTTGATCTCAGTGATTCTAGTAATTCCAATCACCCTTTAGCTTTCAAGAATGGTGGTACATCCTACACCACAGGAGTTACATCTTCAGGCACTGCTGGTACGGCTGGTGCAACTGTTACTTTTGCTGTAGCTGCTGATGCACCTTTAACAGGATTGACATATTATTGCACCGTACATGGTGACGGTATGGGTTCCAGCGTTACAACGTCTGACCCTAAGAATGGTGCTATGTTGTGGGATGGTGAAGTTAAGTTCTACTTAGATAGTGAGTTCAAGGCTATAGGTACTAGTGGCAGTGGCGGTGGTTCAGGCATAGCTTGGGGTGGTGCTAGAGGTTTCAGGTTTGGAGGTTACCTTGGTAGTAACAGAACAAATGTCATAGATTATTGGGCCATAGCTACTCCTGGTAACGCTCAAGACTTTGGAGATTTAACAAAAGATAAATATTGGGGAGGTGCTACATCTAACGGCACTAGAGCAATAACTGCAGGTGGTTACTACACTTCCAATACTAGCTTTCTTAATGATATAGATTATATTACCTGTGCTACAACAGGAAATGCTGTTGACTTTGGAGATATGTCATACGGCGCTTACGGTAATGCTGCTGTAGGAGATGGAACTAAAGGATGCATCTTTGCAGGATACGCTGGAACAACTTTAGGTTATAGAAACAATATAGAATATGTAACCATATCTACTACAGGTAATGCAACAGATATAGGTGATATGCTTAATAGTGTACACAGACTGGGTGGTTGGAGTGATGCTACAAGAGGTTTGATAGCAGGTGGATCTTCTCCAGCAACAAATGTAATTCAATACTTTACGATACAAAGCACCAGTAACGCTCTAGACTTTGGTGACCTAAGTAATACTTGGTATAATGTAGCAGGTGGAGGAGATGACACTAGAAGCTGTTTTATGTCTGGGTATTTAGGAGGCGGTGCTGCTTCCAATATGACTGATACAATAGAATATGTAACTACTCAAACTACTGGAAACTCCACTGACTTTGGAGACTTAGTAAACGTAGGTCTACAGTCTGCTACTGCATGTGATGGAACATATTGTTGTGTAATCAGAGGGCAGTCACCTTCTTCAGCATCAAATGTTATAGAGAGATTTACTGTACAAACACTAGGTAATGCTGCAGACTTTGGGGATATTACTGAAACAGTAACACACATGATGGGAGCAGCAGGGAACGCAGCATGACAAAATCAAAGAATAGACTATTAGGTGATCTTGCTGGTGGAGATCTAGCTGATTTAAAAGAGTTAAACGTACCTTCTAATACCACCATAAGTGCGTTTGCTTCTACAGTTCTTGATGATTCAGATGCAAGTGCTGCTAGAACTACTCTTGGCGCACAAACACAATCAAGTGTATTAGATAATACTACAGCTTCTTTTACAACAGCAGAAGAAACTAAACTAGCTGGCATAGAAACAGGTGCAACTGCTAATCAAACAGATGCAGAGATAAAGACTGCCTATGAGAATAACGCAGACACCAACGCCTTTACTGACGCAGAACAAACTAAATTAAGTGGTATTGAAACCAGCGCTGATGTAACAGATGCTACAAATGTCCAAGCAGCAGGTGCTGTTATGGATAGTGAGCTAACAGATGAAACTGCAGTAAAGGCCATAAATCAAGGACTAGCTACAACAGACAGTCCAAGCTTTGTTAATGCTACGGCTACAGGTGAAGTAAATGTAGGCACTCATATTGATATGACAAGTCAAGGGTCAGTACCATCCTTTTCTGAGGGTAGAGTATGGTATGACACTAGCACTAAAACTTTAAGTTATTATTCAGATACACAGAATGTTGTACATGAGTTAGGCTTAGAAGAACATCAACGTGTATACAATAGTACAGGTGCTACAATAGGTAAAGGTAAACCCTTGTACTTCTCAGGTAACTACACAGCAGGTTCTCTTGATGTTCCTACTGTCGGTTTAGCAGACGCCACAGATGTTAACGCATACAACGCACAAGGTTTAGCAGCAGCAGACATACCTAACAACAGTTATGGTTACTGTATTATTGCAGGACAGTTGCATGGAGTAGACACTAGTGGCCTTACAGCAGGTACAAACTTTTTTGTAGGACTAACTCCTGGGGCTGTACAAAATGCTTCACCAACTTATCCTAACTATCCTATGTGTCTTGGGTGGGTAGTTAACTCTGATTCTACAAATGGTATATTATTAATAAATCAACAGAACCACTCAGTTAACTCCTTTAGAGTAAGAACAGATGCACATATAGGTGATGATCTTATTGTAGGTGGTAACTTATCTGTATTGGGTACAACTACATCAACAAGTACATCAGATGTTACTGCAGGTGCGCCCTTCTATCGTGCCAATGAAGGTGATGCCATTGGTGATGCTAATACTACTTTTAGTGGTACAGGCTTAGATGACGCTTTCTTTTCAGGACACTTTACAGGTACAACTTCTACAACCTACTATGTAAAGATTGATGGTACAGGTACACCAGATACATTTGCTGTAAGTACAGACAACTTTAATACTACTATATCTACTGGTAATGCTATCACTGGCAACGAGCAAATGATACACAGTGCAGATAACATATCTGTAAAGTTTGGTGCAACTACAGGCCACACATTAAACGATACTTGGACAGGTGTAGCAGGTCCAGTACTAGTAGATACAGGATTCTTTTCTAATAGAAACACTGGTACATCAGGTGTTGGATATACTCATATGGGTCTGTTCTATGATGTATCAGAAGATAAGTGGACACTGTTAGATGAATATGATCCCACGCCATCAGGCGCAATAAACTTATCTGACGCATCTACATCTTTTGGCTTACTTAAACTAGATAGCGTAGAAGGTAACTTAACTGGTAATGTTACAGGTAATGTGAGTGGTAATGCTACTACAGCAACTACATTAGCTACTGCTAGAAGCATAGGATTAAGTGGTGATATTACAGGTTCTGCATCGTTTGATGGATCTGCTGATATTACAATTAGTGCTACTGCAGCTAATGCTACTACCTCTGCAGATGGGTTTATGTCTGCTGCAGATAAGACTAAATTAGATGGTATAGAGACATCAGCAGATGTTACAGATGCAACAAATGTTGCTGCTGCTGGTGCTGTTATGGACGGTGACTTTAGCTCTAACGGCATTATGACACGTACAGGCGCTGGCTCTTATAGTACTACAACAGATAATTCCTCTAATTGGGATACAGCGTATAGTTGGGGAGATCATGCTAGTGCAGGATACTTAACAGCACACCCTAATATAGCAGGAGCAAGTGATTCAATAAATACTGGAACTACATTTATTCAAGGTTTAGATTTTGATAGTAATGGGCATGTGCAAAACGTAGCAACAGGTACAGTTCCAACGTTCTCAACAGGTAA